AGAATCACTGGAAGCGAAAAAATGCAACGTATTCGTCAATTACAACAATGACACAGCAATCCTCGAGGATGCTGTGATGTCGTCGGGTGAATTCGCCGACGTGATTACCGGAACGGACTGGTTGGCTGTCGCGATTCAGACCGCGCTTTACAACCTCTACTACCTGAGCAAAACCAAGATTCCGCAGACGGATGCAGGTTCTAATCAGGCAGTCAACGTCATCGAAGCAGTCTGCGCACAAGGTGTCATCAACGGGTTGCTTGCCCCAGGCGTTTGGACCTCGGGAGGTTTCGGGCAACTCAATACGGGGGACTTTCTGCCTAAAGGCTACTACGTCTATGCGCAACCTGTCGCGCAACAGAACCTCAGCGATCGAGGTGCACGCAAATCGGTGCCCTTCCAGATTGCTGTCAAATTGGCCGGCGCAGTGCACACCGCAAACGTCTCAATATCAGTGAATCAATAGGACGTTCTGAACGTCAATTAAATCATTCTTTCAAAAGGGTTCAGCATGTCCTACACGTACTCATTCCTCGATGTTCAATGCGCGATCAACGGCCCAGGGGGTTCGGTCATCCTCGGGGATGGTTCCGGTGCATCCGACGAAGGTATCACCTTCGACCCGTCCGGGCCGATCAACACCATGCAAATCGGTGCGGACGGTTCCGGACAGCATTCGCTGCACGGTGACGTATCGGGCAAGGTCACGGTTCGCATCCTCAAAACTTCCCCTACCAACTCGCAGTTGATGGCGATGTATAACGTGCAGACCAGTTCATCTGCTTCGCACGGTCAGAACACGATCAGTCTGACAGACTCGGCGCGTGGTGACTCGATCACTGCATCAATGGTCGCGTTCAGTAAAGTCCCCAACATCACGTACGCGAAAGAAGCCGGTACGTATGAATGGGAATTTGAAGCTATCACTATCCATCGCATGTTGGGTACCTGAACATGAGTGAATTTCAAATCAAAGACACCTTGTTTCGGGCGCGCAAGATGCCTGCCCGAGAACAGTTGCACGTGTTCCGTCGTCTGTCACCTCTGATCGGCGCAGTAGGCGGGGAAGCAATCGCGATGTTCGCAGCAGGGATGAAGGCGATCGACATTGCCCCAGCGCTCATCAACAACATGAAACCAATCTCCGACGTGTTGGGATCGATGCCTGATGACGCTGTGGATTATGTGATGAACGCGTGCCTTGTGCGTGCCGACATCCTGGATACAGCAGATCAGAAGTATCACCCGATCTACGTAGCTGGTGGCGGCAGGTTGTCCCCGATGTACGCGGGGTTGATCAACCTAGGGCTTGAACTGCGGATTGTCGGAGAAGTCATCAAGGAAAACTTCGATGGTTTTTTCGAAGCACTGTCCGCAGGGAACGGGTCCTCGAACAGTGCAGATTCAGCAACTCGGGAAACAACTTCGATGCAATAGGGATGGACGAAGGAGAAGACTGGTTGATGCGCGTCATCGAATCCGGTCTCCTCCCCTATTCGGCGCTCGATTCTCCGGAGTACGACCTGTCTGACTTCGTGTTCTGCTGTGAGTACCTTGACGTGAAACACGAGAACACCATGCGGGCTAGAAAATCGATGGAGAAAAAGTAATGGCTGATTCATCCAAGGTCCTAAGAGAATATTTGATGTCGATCGGTTTCGTAGTGAACACTACGGAACAAAGGAAGTTCGATGGCGCGATCAACAAGACTACCAAACTCGCGGGTCTTGGGGGTGCAGCCCTGGCAGGCATGGGTGTTGCTGCTGTCGCGATGGTTCAGTCTTTCGCGAACCAGATGGAGAAACTGTATTACGCCAGTCGCAGGACTGACACTACAGTTTCTCAATTGCAGGCAATGTCATTCGCCGCCGGCAAAATCGGTATTGGCGGCGATACCATGCAGGCATCGATTGAAGGTATGGCACGCGCGATGCGTTCCAGCCCAGGTCTTGCAGGAGTTCTCCGGGGTCTCGGGATCAAGACAGAAGGCCGCAGTACGGCTGACAAATGGCTGGACCTTGTACACGCCCTGAAAAGCATGCCGTTCGCCCTAGCGGAACGCTATGCAGCGATGTTCGGTACGGACGCTGACACCTTGTTCTTGGCCGAAGAAGGCGAGGAGAAACTACGCACCAACATCGTACTGCGTCAGCAAATGGCGCTCGAAGCCGGAGTGGACTCGGATAAGGCAGCGAAGGCAGCGGTCGAATACAACAACATCATTGCAGACACCACGGCCCGTTTCGGTCTATTGAAAGACGCGCTGTCTCTCGCGTTGTTGCCTGCGTTTACGGAAATGGCTAAGGCAGCGGATCAGATGCTGTTGAAAGTGACGCAAGCAATCAGCGCTGGGCACTATCAGAAAGCAATGGAAGAGGCATTGACTGGTGGGCAAGCTGATGATGAATTTCCGAAATATGACTGGGGGCAGTTTGGAAGTTATTGGGGTGATGTAGGCAGCGGGGCCATGAAAAGTGTCAGTTCAATAGCTAGTGATGCCTACCAGAAGACACGCAAGAAGATTCTTGGGTATGGTCATGGACCCGGGGCTGCAACGCAGATGGGCCGTCTGACTGAATCAGACGGTTTGACGATGGCCCAGAAGAAGGAACTGACGGAAGGACTCGAGAAACAATACGGATTGTGGCCTGGTGTTCTCATGTCCCTTTATCAGCAGGAATCCAGCAGCGGTCTCAACCTGAGTAATGACAGTACGTCAGCGCTAGGTCCGTTTCAAATGGTCAAGAAAACCCGGGAAGCATACAGTCTTGATGACCCCTTGAATTTCAGTCAAGGGGCTGATGCTGCTGCTGCGATGTTGTCTGATTTGAAACAGGCATCGCACGGTGACCTCGCAGGTACGTTGACACGCTGGCACGGGGGCGGGCCTAACAGCGGTCTGCATGACACCGCAGAGGACCGAAACTTTGCACCTCAGGTAATGAGCAGGATGGATGTGAAGATCAACATCCAGGGATCGAACGCGCATGACATTGCTGTTGCAGTGAAGAACAAACTTGATGATCTAAACGGAAATGCAGTACGTGACTTGACTGCTTCAGCACACTGAGGAGAAATTGAATGAGTGGAAGCGGAGGTCTAGGGATCATCATCGCTGGAGCTGTCGGTACGCTGGGTGGTGTTGGCAATACACCAAAGTTGCGCCGTAGCATCGGCCCGATTATTGCGAACATCACAATTGATGAACATCACACAGACATACTCGAAATCACTCAGCATCCAGTTGAACAAGGTGCTTCGATTTCTGATCATGTGTTCATTCGCCCTTTCGAAGTAACGATCCGGTGTAGTTGGAGTAACAGCCCAAGTTCCCCGGGGTCACTTGTTGGGAACATTGCAGGTGCGTTGACAAATAAAGCAGTCGGTGCGTTGTCGTCAGCAGTCACTAATGCAGCGCATAACGTGATTGGGGGTTCTGCGCTGACTAACCTTGCGGTTGCCAATTTGCAGGGGTTGACAGAGAGCGCATTGACTTCGTTTGGTGCGACTGTTAACACCGGAACCGGTACGGGAACGACTGTAGTTCAAGACGTGTATGCATCACTTCAAAAACTGCAACAAAGCGAAACCCCCTTCGATGTGTACACAGGCAAACGCATGTACACCAACATGATGATTAAAATGCTGACAGCGGACACAGACAAAACAACTGAGAATTCACTGTCGGCTACCTTGCAGTGTCAGCAAATCATCATCGTCAATACGGTTGTCACATCGGTACCGTCTGATCCGTCGAATCAGACGGCACCTCAGGACACTGCGCCGCCGGCGAACGTTGGAACGCAACAGTTGACAGCTATCAACGCGAGTCAAAACCCAGGGTTGCAGGCAGCGTTTACCAGCGCTATAAAGACTCCAAATATCACGTTCGCTAACCTAACCAACTGAAGGAGGGATCATGCCTGTAATCACTCCTTACGAAATCCCGCTGCAACCTTCAGCCCTGGACCTTGCGGTTCAACTCGCAGGAGTCAGCTACAACTTGCACGTGGTCTGGAATTCCATGGCCGGTTACTGGGTGCTGGACATTTCGGATGACAACAACGTTCTGATAGTTGGTGGAATTCCCTTGGTGACGGGTGCTGATTTGTTGGAACAGTATCAGTACCTGGACATCGGGGGCGGTCTGATTTGCTTGACAGACGGGGCGCTTGATCCTCCTCCTACATATACCAATCTGGGCAGTACAGGGCACCTCTACTTCTTCACAACGGTTTGACTTATGAGTCAGCAATTCATCCGCAAATGGTCACTGGTCGTTACCAAACCAGCATTGACTGGGGACAGTCAAGCGTCAAATATTCCCGCGTCCAATGTAGATTTGTCCCAGTTCCACATTCAGTTCCACACCTTGAATCAAGATGATGAAGGTCCTTCTAACGTCAACATCAGGGTATTCAACCTTGGGCAGACAACGGTTCAGAACCTGTTGAAGTACGATTTTTCTCAGGTGACTTTGCAGGCAGGATACGAAGGTCAGTTCGGGGTCATCTTTACAGGCAACATCAAACAATTCCGCACGGGACGATTGAACGGTACTGACACCTACCTTGACATCCTCGCAGCAGACGGGGATTTGCTCTACAACTTCGGTACGGTCGCTACTAACATCGCAGCTGGTTCGACTGCTCAGCAACGGCGTCAAGCGATTGCTTCTTCGGCCGGGGTCACGTTGAAAGACTACACCACCTTAGGCGGCACGCTGCCCAGAGGTAAAGTCCTATGGGGCAATATCAAAGTGATGATGCGTCAGCAGACCGACGAAGCAGATGCGTCTTGGTCGATTCAGAATGGGGGAATTCAGGTGCTTCCTCTGACTGGCTACCTTCCCGGGCAATCAGTAGTTCTGAACAACTTGACCGGTCTGATTGGCATCCCTGAACAGACTCAAGAAGGGATCAAAGCAAGGTGCCTTATCAACCCAAAGATCGTGGTTGGGGGACGTGTCACCT